AAAAAGAAATAATGAGAAGAAAATATAAAAAGACACCAAGCAGAACAAGTCCTCGTTCTTCAAGAAGAGGTTGTATGTGTAAAGACGGAACTTACTCAAGAAAATGTTGTGATGGTTCTTTACAGGCTCAAGGAGTAGGTTCTTTGTATGGAGAAGATTTATTGCTTACTGAATCAGGAACTTATTTGCAACAAGAAAACGGTAATAATATAAAAGTATAAAAAATGGCAAAAAAAATATCACAATTAAATGCAGCTACAGAATTACAAGGACCAGAAAGTTTTGCATTAGTTCAAAGTAGCGAAACTAAAAAAGCAACTATAAGTCAAGTTATAAATTATATTCATAACACAGATATTACTGCTTCTGATGGTGTTAATCTTGATTTAGACGATTCTCTTTATGATGACTCAAGAATGATTAAGTTAAGCTGGTCAGGTGGTTCTGGAAATATGGTTTTAAGTTTACCAGATGCTACAACTTCTAAAAACACAAACAGAATTATAAGAATAGTAACAAATGGAGGTTTTAACACAAACACAAGAGTGAGATTAACTCCTATAGCTGGTCAAACATTAGATGGTTCATCTAATTATTATGAGTTAAATGTTTCTTATGAAGGATTAATGCTTTGGTCAGATGGTTCTGAATGGTTTATAATACAAAAGAAAGCATAAAAATACAACAGAAAGAAAGACTTGAAGTTATCAAGTTATACTATTAATTTAAATCAATAATATATGAAAGCTACCGACATCGTAGAAAAATTTAAGAAAATCTTACTATCTGAGACTGAAGAAAAAGTCGAAGAGATAGAAGTAAAAGAAGATGTACAATTAGCTGAAGAAGTTATCGAAGAAGTAAAGGATGAAGTTTCTGATGAAATTCCTGTAGAGGAAATTGAAAAAGAAGATTTATACGCTACTAAAGAAGAACTTTCTAAAGCTATTGCTGAAGTAAAAGCAATGTACGACCAATTAATGGAATCAATGAGTAAAGAAAAATCTCCTGAAGTTCCTGAAGAATTGAACTCTGAAGAGAAATCAGAAGAGAGTGAAGTAGAATTATCTTCACAAGAGTCAGAAGTAGAGCCTATAGCTCATTCTCCTGAGTCTGAAATTGAAAGAAACAATATCCATCTTTATGGTCAAAATAGACCTCAAACAATAATGGATAGAGTACTAAACAAAATATCATAATAAATCAAAACTAAAATAATAAAAAATGGCTACTACAACTTCAATTACAAGTACTTATGCTGGAGAATTTGCTGGAAAGTATATTTCTGCTGCATTACTATCTGGTTCTACTATAGAAAATGGTGGGATTACAGTAAAACCTAATGTAAAGTTTAAAGAAGTAATCAAAAAGGTTGCTACAAGCGGTCTTATTGCTAATGCTTCTTGTGACTTTGCTGATACAGGAACAGTTACATTAACAGAAAGAATCCTTCAACCAGAAGAATTCCAAGTTAATATCGAATTATGTAAAAAAGATTTCCGTTCTGACTGGGAAGCTGTACAAATGGGATATTCTACATTTGACAAATTACCTCCAAAATTCAGTGATTTCTTAATAAGCCACGTTGCTGCTAAAGTTGCTGAAAAAACTGAGCAAAATATCTGGCAAGGTGTTAACGCTAACGCTGGTGAATTTGATGGATTCTCTACTTTATTAGCTGCTGATGCTGATGTTATTGATGTAACTGGTTCTGCAATTACTGCTTCTAACGTAGTTTCTGAATTAGGTTCTATCGTAGATGCAATTCCTTCTTCTCTATATGGACAAGAAGATATGTACATCTACATATCTCAAAACATTGCTAGAGCTTATGTAAGAGCTTTAGGAGGATTTGGTGCTTCTGGATTAGGTGCTAACGGGGTAAATGCTCAAGGAACTCAATGGTGGAACAATGGTTCATTAAGCTTCGATGGTGTAAAACTATTTGTTGCTAATGGACTTGCTGATGACACTGCTGTTGCTGCTGAAAAATCTAACTTATTCTTCGGAACAGGTCTTTTATCTGACCACAACGAAGTAAAAGTTATTGATATGGCCGACTTAGATGGTTCTCAAAATGTAAGAGTAATCATGAGATTTACAAGTGGAGTTCAATACGGAATCGGAGGAGATATTGTATACAGAGTAAATTCTTAATAATAATTAATAAAGGGTGGGTTTAACCGCTCACCCTTTTAATACTAACTTTTAAAACTAATAATATGTCTTGTAATTTAACACTATTTAGAACAGAACCTTGTAAAGACAGTGTTGGTGGGTTAGATAAAGTTTACTTTGTCAATTACGACAGTTCATTGTATTCAAACATTACGTTTGACACAACTAATACAGATGCTATAGAATCAGTCACTGGCTCTCCATCTGCATACGAATATGATATAAAAGGAACTTCTTCTTTCACTCAAAACATTCAGGCAAGTAGAGAAAATGGAACTACTGCTTTTGAACAAGTTCTTGAGCTTACTTTACATAAGCTAACTATTGCGGACCATAAAGAATTAAAGTTATTATCTTTTAACAGACCTCACGTTATTATAAAAGACAATAATGGAAATTACTTTTTGGCAGGAATTGAGCATGGTATGGATGTTTCTGGTGGTACTATTGTAACAGGTGGTGCTATGGGAGACTTAAGTGGTTATACTTTAACTTTAACAGGAATGGAAAAAGCTCCAGCTAACTTCATGGAGTCTGACCCTGCTACTGTTGGATTTACTGTTGTAAACTCTTAAACATAATATACTCTTAAACATAATAGATATAAAGGGGCTTTTTGCCCCTTTTTCTATATAAAACAAAATCAATACTTTTCAGTTATCTTATTATGATAAGATTACTTCCAAATACAAACTCTCAGACGATTAATATAATCCCTAGAGACAAAACGTCTTTGTCAAGTATCAATCTTACTATAACAGAAGATGGCACTAACAAAAGCGAAACATTAACAGACCTTACGGCTTCTGATAATGGCAACTTTGTTTCAGTATCATTAGCTTCTACAATATTAAAAGCTGAATCTGCTTATTATTTACAGTTTAGCAAAGGTGGAGAATTATGGTATAGAGATAAAGCTTATGTAACTTCTCAGACAAATGATGAAGTAATACACACATTAAACGAAAACAAGTACACTCAATATGGAGCAGGTACTGAAGACGAATATATAGTAATATAATATGGAAAATAAAAATATTAGAGTAGTCAATTTATCTGGTTACGAAATACCAGAAATAAAAGAAGTCTACGGAAAAGATTGGGTCCAATATGGAGAGAATAATGACTATTTTGATGAGCTTATAGACAAATATTTAGGAAGCCCTACAAATGCCAGATGTATAAATGGTATTGTAGACATGATTTATGGTAGAGGATTAGAGGCCACAGATAGTGATATAAAGCCTGAGATGTATGCAAAGATGAAAATGCTCTTAAAACAAAAGGATTTAAGACGTCTTGTAAACGACTATAAGATGTTGGGCCAAGCTTCTGTTCAAGTGGTCTATAACAAGCAAAAAACGGCCATTGTGAAGGTCTTACACTTTCCTATGGAAACTCTTAGAGCAGAAAAAGCTAAAAAAGGTCAAATAGAAGCTTATTATTACCATCCTAAGTGGTCTGAAATAAAACCTAGTGATAAACCTAAAAGAATACCGTCTTTTGGTAATGGTTCTAAAAAAGAAGTTATAGAAATATACGTATTTAAGCCATACAGGTCAGGATTCTATTATTATTCTCCAGTAGATTATCAATCTTGTTTGCAATATGCAGAACTAGAAGAAGAAGTAAGTAATTATCATATAAATAATATAAAGAATGGGTTACAGCCTTCTTTATTAATAAACTTTAACAATGGAGTACCTAATGAAGAAACTCAAGAACTTATTGAACATAAAATATATGATAAGTTTAGTGGCTCTTCAAATGCAGGTAAATTCATACTTACTTTTAATGAGTCTACAGAAACTCAAGCAGATTTACAGCCTATTCACTTGCCAGATGCTCACGCACAGTATCAATTCTTGGCTGACGAAAGCAGAGAAAAAATAATGCTTGGACATGGTATTGTTTCTCCTATATTATTAGGTATAAAAGACAACACAGGATTTGGAAACAATGCAGAAGAACTTAGAACTGCTTCTATCCTTATGGATAACATAGTAATTAGACCATTTCAACAAAATATAATAGATGGTTTAGACGAAATACTTGCGTTTAATAAAATATATTTAAGTTTATACTTTGTAACTCTACAACCAATAGAATTTACAGAATTAGAAAATATTTCTACTAAAGTTAAGAGAGAAGAAGAAACAGGAGAGAAATTAAGCTCACAAGAAGAATTAGATTTATCAGATGAAGGTGCAGAAGACTTATACACTCAATTAGAAGTATTAGGAGAGGTTGTTTCTGATGAATGGGAGCTTATATATAGCGAAGCAGTAAAAGACGATACTGAAGAGTTTGATTTAACTAAATTAAGTGTTACAGAAGACGATGCTA